TGGCTTATGACAATACGACAAATACTGCTTATGTTACTTTTGGCAATGTTACTTGGAGTCCTGCAAGTTTTACTTGTAGGGGTGCTTTAGTTTACAATAGCACAACAAATGCGGCTTGTTTTGTATTAAATTTTGGCTCTGATAAAACAGCAACCAGCAGCTTTACAATTACATTTCCAACGGCAAATTCAACATCTGCCGTACTTAGAATTTCCTAGGAGTTATTATGATTAAAGAACTACAAGGCTTCGGTGATAGTGCTGTAGCCACAATGGCTTCAAACGTAGCCGATAATGAATCAGTTGGTATTGAGGGTGTATACCACGTTGAATGCCGTGATAAAGATGGCAACTTAAAATGGGAAGATTCATTCCCTAACTTAGTCAATGCTGTAGGCAAACAACTATTACTAGACACATTGCTACGCACATCAGGTACTTACACAACTACAGGCCCATTCTTAGGTTTGATTTCAGGTGCAAGTCCGACATTCGCAGCTGCTGATACAATGACATCACACTCAGGTTGGACAGAGTTTGTTAACTATACAGTTGGTGGTTCAGCAGTTCGTGGCACAGCAGTATTTGCGGCTTCTACCTCAACAGGCACAACACCTACAAACGTAACAACATCATCAGCTACAGCGATTACTTACACAATCACAGGTGCAGGTGGTACAGTTGGTGGTTGTTTCTTAGTAACAGGTTCAGGTGCTTCAAGCACTCAATCAAATACAAGCGGTACTTTATACAGTGCAGGTGCATTTGCTACAGCTAAAATTACAACATCAGGTGATACCGTGTCTGTGACGTATTCAACCACTGCAACTTCTTAATTATTAAGGAGTTTTTGTGTTTTACACGTATGCTCACTATACTCCAGAAGGTAACCTATTTTATATAGGTAAGGGAAAAGGTATACGTGCATACAGTTCAAAAGGTAGAAATATCTATTGGAAACGAATTGTTGCAAAACACGGCAAGCCTAATGTAAAGATATTAGCTGAATGGAATACGGAAACCGAAGCTTTTATTCATGAGATTGAGCTAATAAAACAGTATAAAGAGGCAGGTGAAATACTTTGTAATTTAACTGCTGGAGGAGAAGGTTCATATGGACTAACTCCTTGGAATAAAGGTATACCTTGGAGCGAAGAGGTAAAACGTAAACAAGGAAAAGCCAATATAAATAATAAGTATTGGGTTGGTCGTAAACATACAGAAGAAACAATTCAAAAACAAAGACTTGTAAAAGTAAAGTATAAATTTATTGGAATCAATAAAGATGGAAATACAATTACACTTGTAGGTAAAACAGCTATGAAAAATGCTGGGTTTGTTTCAACTCATATTTACGATTGCGCAAACGGATCAAATAAACCACATAAAGGTTATATTTGGCATAAAGAACTTTTGGTGGATAAATAATGGCGCTAGTTTTATTAGATAGAGTACAACAGACAGGTACAGCTAATACAACTATTAGTTTTACCCTAAGTGGGTCTGTTCAAGGCTTCCAGACTTTTGCAGGCATTGGTAATGGCAATACAACATTTTATGGTGCAACTGATACTACAGGCTCATGGGAAGCTGGGATAGGCACGTATTCAACAACAGGTCCTACATTAACTCGCACAACCATTTTAGCTTCAAGTAACTCAGGAAGTGCGGTTGCATTCTCAGGTACAGTGACAGTCTTTGTTACATACCCATCAGAGAAGTCTGTTAATTTAGACGGTTCAGGTAATGTATCAGCATTAGGTACAATCGCATCAGGTGTATGGCAAGGTACGACAGTTGGTGTCGCATACGGTGGTACAGGTGTAACAAGTTCTTCAGGTGCTAACTCTGTAGTCTTACGTGATTCCAATTCAAACATTACTGCAAATAACATATTGCTTGGATTTACAAGTACCATAACGGCAGCTGGGACAACAACGCTAACAAGCGCTTCTACTCAGTACCAACGCTTTACAGGTACAACAACTCAGACCATTAAACTTCCTGATGCAACGACACTGCAAAAGGGCTTTATCTTTATCGTTAATAACGGTTCAACAGGTAATCTTACAGTTGTTGATAACGCATCTACTACTTTGGATTTGGTGATTGGTGGTGCGATTGATTACTGGACACTTTTAGATAATAGCACAAGTGCTGGTACGTGGATTGCATATAGTTTAATCCCTGCTTCATACGACTTTAACAATACATCTGCATCATTTGGAAATGCATCAATAATTAATGCGGTATGGAACGGCACTACAATCGCTTCAGGTTATGGTGGTACAGGCTTAACAACTTTTGCTGCAGCTAATAATGCCCTTTACTCAACATCATCTTCAACGTTAACTGCAGGTACATTACCAGTTGCAGCAGGCGGTACAGGAATAACAAGCTTAACTGCGAATTACATTCCTTACGGCAATGGTACAGGTGCTTTAAACTCAAGCGCAAATTTTACTTATAATGGCACGATATTAAACTTAACAGGTACTGCAGCTAGATTCCAAGGCGATTTTAGTAATGCAACAGTTAATAGCAGAACAGCATTTCAAACTAGCACTACAAACTCTGCAACAGGCATCTATGCAGTTCCTAACGGTACAAGCACAGCAGCTTCATGGCAAGCTAGTAACGCAGCAGACCCAACTAATGCAAGCAAAATTTTAATTGCTACCAATGGTTCTACTGATGTTCAGTTAGTATCAGGCATCAATGGCACAGGCACATATTTGCCAATGGGCTTTTGGAATAACGGTGCAGAAAAAGCTAGATTATCTGTATCAGGTGGCTTTTCTGTAGGCACAACATCAGATGCTGGCTCAACTAATATTTTAGCTGCTGGCACTGTAACAGGCACAGGTGTAATTGCTTCTAACGGTATTGTAGAGAACTCTGCAACTATCTCTGCTAACTATACAATTGGTACAGGTAACAATGCTATGTCAACAGGGCCTATAACTGTGAATAGTGGCGTAAGCGTAGTTGTACCTTCAGGCAGCAATTGGGTAATTTTATGATAAATGCTCATATTTATTGTGTTACAAACAATTTAAATTTTAAAGAATATGTAGGTCAAACTACAGTTAATAGAAATAAAGTTGGGCATGGTAAGGCAATAACTGAAGCATACTTCAAGTATGGTAAAGAAAACTTTTCTTACGATAAAATATGTTCAAGCATTAACTCTAGAAATTTATTAAACTATTTAGAAAAATTTTGGATTAAAACTTTTGATTCTATAGCTCCAAATGGGTATAACATTGAACTTGGTGGAACAGACAAAGGTGAAGTTTCTGAACAAACAAAACAAAAGTTAAGAAAAGCAAATTTAGGAAAAGTTGTTTCTGATAGTACTAAACAGAAAATTAGTAATTCTTTAAAAGGTGATAAAAATCCTTTTTATGGTAAAACTCATACTATTGATAATATAGAAAAAATAAAAGAAGCAAATAGCCATTCTAAAAAACCACATACAACAAAGTCAAAACAAAAAATGTCAGAAAAAGCATCTGGTGAAAATAATCCATTTTACGGAAAAAAACATTCTGAAGAAGCTAAATTAAAAATGTCTTTAAACAGCAGGTGGAAAAATGTTAAATAAAAGTGGTTCTAACTGGGTGATTTTATAATGAGCGTAACGATTAATGGTACAGGTTCTATTGGTGGTTTATCTGCTGGTGGATTGCCAAGCGCAACAGTAACTCAAGCAACATTAGCTACTCCTGTAGCTGGAACTGGTCCTGCATTTTATGCAACATTAGGTTCAAATCAAACAATTAGTACATCATCATTAACAAAATTACAATACAACACAAAAACATTTGATACTGCTAGTTGTTTTGATACTACCAATTATAGATTTACTCCAACTGTAGCTGGATATTATCAAGTTAATTTAAATCAAGAATATTCAAATACAATTAATGGTCAAGGCGTTCAAATATTAAAAAATGGAGCAAGAATAGCATCTGGTGGAGGAATAAATGTTGCAGGTGGAGGAACTTTCTTTTCTGGATGTTCAGTTGTTTGTTATTTAAATGGTTCTACCGATTATGTAGAGGCATATGGATATTTAAACGTTGGCTCTGGAACTGCTTATAGTGGTTCATCATCTCAATTTTCTGGTGCTTTAATAAGGTCTGCATAATGGATTTGTTTGATAAAATAATTGCAATTTATCCTTCATTAAGCCATGAAGATTTTTTTCAAACTACAGGCACTATTCGCTTGCAAAACGATAGCGATGGTAAAGGTGATTACATAGCTTCTTGGGAACATCCTACATTAGCTCGTCCTACAGAGGAGCAATTAAATGCCAATTAAACAAACAATACCTACTAACAGTTCTGATTCCGTTCAATTCGGTAATGCTACAACTCCAGTAGCTGCTTCAGTAACAGGCGCAGAAGTAAGCACAGGTAATGGCTATTTAGCGTTAAATACGACTGCTAGTGGTACAGTTACAGAACGTGTAAGAATTACATCCGCTGGTGATTTTGGTATTGGATTAACTCCAGCAACAAGATTAGATGTTGGCAAAACATCAAGATATACATTTGATGTTGCAAACGCATATACATTATTAACATCATTAAATCTTGCTGGTTCTGCTTTTGCTGATTCTTACTATAACGCTACTCAACATATTTGGCAAAATTCTGGAACAGAGCAAGCTCGCATTACATCTGCTGGGGTGTTTCAATTCAACTCTGGTTATGGTTCATCAGCACCAGCATACGGGTGTCGTGCTTGGGTAAACTTTAATGGTACTTTAACAGGCACAATTACACCAAGAGCAAGTGGCAATGTAACGTCAGTGACAAAAAATGGTACAGGTGATTATACAATTAATTTTACCAATGCAATGCCTGATGTAAATTACAATGTAATTGGTAGTTCTGGACAAAGGTCTGCTGGTGTAGGGTGTGATATTGTCGGTAGAAACTTAGACAATTCATTGCAAACAACTACTGCTGTTCGTATATATAATTTATATACCAATAATAGTGCTGTAGATAATCCAAATATTTCAGTTTCAATATTTAGGTAAAATTTATGTCAAATATTATATGGATTCAACCAAATCAAACACTAGCTATTACTACAATGGCAACTGATGAAATTACACCACAAGAACATGCGGTTGAACTTCAAGAACGTGGTGATGTACCTGCTGATTGGACAATTGCTGGTTACGATGTAGAGTGGCCTAATGACGGCTATCCACATGAAGCATATCGCTGGGTAGATGGTAAAGTAGTTGCAGACACAAATTATGTAGCACCTACACCACCAGAACCTACAAAAGCAGAATTACTTGCACAACTACAAGCACTAACAGCAAAGATTGAGGCTTTAGCATGAGTATTTCAGTATCAGGCTCACAAATCACGTTTAACGATGCTAGTGTTCAGACTACAGCAGCTACAGGCTTTGGCTTTAAGAACAGGCTGATTAACGGCAGCATGGTGATTGACCAGCGTAATGCTGGTGCTAGTGTAACTCCTGCCAATGGCGGTGCTTCTTATATTTATACATTAGATAGATGGGGCGTATTTTCAACACAAAATAGCAAGATTTCAGTTCAACAAAATGCTGGCTCTGTAACTCCACCAGCAGGATTTACAAACTACATTGGTGTTACTTCACTTGCAGCTACTACAGTAGCTTCTGGTGATATTATGTTATTAAAGCAAGCAATTGAAGCTAATAATACATCTGACTTTGGTATTGGGGCAGCAGGTGCATCATCATTTACTGTTTCTTTTTGGGTACGCAGTTCTTTAACAGGAGCGTTTGGTGGAACTATAAACAATAGTGCTATTTCTTATTCTTGCCCATTTACGTTTACTATTTCTGCTGCAAATACTTGGGAACAAAAAACTGTAACTTTTAGTGGTCCAACTGCTGGAACGTGGTTGACTGGAACTAGCGCAAGTTTAATGCTGTATTTTAATCTTGGCACAGGCTCTACTTATGTTGGTGGAACTGCTGGCACATGGGCTGCTCAAACAGTATTTGCGCCTTCAGGCACAGTAAACATGGCTGCTACTAATGGTGCTACCTTCTACATCACAGGCGTTCAACTAGAAAAAGGCTCTACAGCTACATCATTTGACTATAGACCTTATGGTACAGAGTTAGCTTTGTGTCAGAGGTATTATCAAAAAGGTTTTGGATATTTAGTCGGTGGAGTATTTAATTCAAATTACGCAAGAATGTCTGGTAGTTGCAAAACTACAATGAGAACTGCTCCAACAGTATCTCTTTTAGCAAATTGTACTATTGATTTTTCTGGAGTAAGAACAGAATCTTTAGCTTTAAATTCATATAATTCTAGCGATGGAGATAGTTTTCAAGTTACTTTTGGCGCAACAGCCAATGTTTATTTATTAGGACAAGTAGCTGTAAATACATCTTCAAATATCCAAGCATCTGCGGAGTTATAAAATGTATCAATTAATAAATGAATATAAAAATACAATTTGCATTAAAAGATTATCAGATAATGCTTTTATTCCTATGGATGAAGCTAACACAGACTACCAAGCATATCTAGCATGGCTTGACGAAGGCAATGAGCCAGAGGCTGCTGACTAATGTTCGGTATATCGGCTTTCGCTCAAGTACCTTTTGCCAGCCTTGCTTCAACGGCTTATCTTGCTACGCTTACCGAAAACATTGGAGTAGCAGATACTAACTCGCAAACTTGGTCTTTTGGGCAAACCATCACAGAAAACATTGGAGTAACTGATAATAACTCTGAAGCAGGGACTATTTTAATTTTCAGCATCAATGAGAACTTTGGGGTAGGTGACTCAAGCACACAACTAAGCGCATTCCTAGAAAGCATTACTGAGCCATTTACTTCAGGCGATACTGAGACAATCACAGCAGGCTTTGTTCAAAGCAGAACAGAGCCAATCACTATGGCTGACACACCAGTTGCATATTTTGCTGCGCTACAGTCAATCACTGAAAACTTTACGATGGCTGATGTCATTGCGATTGCTGCTCAGTTCCAAGCAAGCATTACAGAACCAATCACAGTAGCAGATACACCAACAATCAAAGCTGGCTTCAACGTATCACTGACAGAGCCTATTACAAGTGCAGATGCGATTAGTATCCTAGCTAACTTTGCTGGGTCAGTATCAGAGAACATGACATTAGCTGATGTAGAAACTATCATATCAGTGTACTTTATCTCAATTACAGAGAACTTTAATGCGGCTGATTCAGCAACAATTACGGGTGCATTCTTAGCGTCTATCTCAGAGAACGTTAATTTAGCAGATGCACCTTCAGTTACAGCGCAGTTTAAAGCAGCAATCATTGAGTCATTTACAATGCTTGATGTCCATTTCCCTCATGGATGGATTAAAGTTGATGATACGCAAAACGGCACATGGACTAATATCAATGATAATCAAACAGTGACTTGGGCGGCAATAAGTAATAATCAATCAGGTACTTGGAACTCTATCAGTAATACACAAGCTCCAAATTGGAGTATAATTGACAACACCGAACCACAGGGCTGGATTCCTGTGGACGATTCCCAATAAGGATTTAACATGGCATCCACCTATTCTACCTCATTACGTATACAACTCATCGGCACAGGCGAACAGTCTGGCGTATGGGGAAGTACAACTAATGCCAATCTAGGCACAATTGTTGAACAGGCAATTACTGGTGTCCAAACCATCTCCTTATCTGGCTCATCTTATACACTGACTTCATTAAATGGTATTTCAGATCAAGCACGTAATGCTGCGATTATTTTTACTGGAACACCATCAGCTACATGTACTGTAACTACACCAGCAGTTAATAAGATCTATATTATTTTCAATAATACGTCTGGTGGCTTTGGCGTTACAATGACAACTGGCTCTGGATCTACCATTACAGTTCCAAATGGTTCTACGTATATTATTTATTGTGATGGAACCAATTACTATAGCGCATCTAACTATGTATCTTCTAACGTATCCATTACTGGCGGTACTATTAATGGCACTACCATTGGTGCTACTACACCTTCTACAGGTGCATTTACAACACTTTCAGCAAGCAGTACTTTAACTGCTGTTAGCAACGTAACTGTTGGTGGAACTTTAGGTGTAACAGGTAGCACAACATTAAGCGGAACATTAGGTGTAACTGGTAATGCAACATTTTCAGGTACAATTACAGGCAATTTATCAGGCAATGCAACAACAGCTACGACAGCTACATCAGCTACATCAGCTGGTGCAATTACTAACTCAGGTGGCTGGAGTGTAACGCCTAGTGGTACAAATTTGTATTTTAACTACAATGGTACCAATGTAGCTAAGATTGATTCATCAGGCAACTTAACGGTTAAAGCATCAGTAACATCATACGGATCAGTTTAATATATGGCAACCACTGTATTAAGTAATGGCAATGTAACCTTTGGTGACGGTACATCATTATCATCTGCCAATATTCCATATTCAAATGTTACCAATCCAAAAACAGCATTGAGTCAGTTTACTAACAACTTGGGTAACTATGGTAACTTTATGACTGCTGGGTCTATTAACACAAGTGCAATTGATACAGGTGCATTCCCACATATGAAACTTAATTACTCAGGCACAACGTTATCGTTAGTTACAGATAACTGCAACTGTAATTGCAACTGTAATTGTTAGGAGTTTAAATGTCAGCCATAGCAGGAAGTGGATCAATAACATTTGGTGATGGTACTACGTTAACATCTGCCAATATTAATTTGTCTCAAGTATCAGGTGCTCCCACTGCACTAAGCCAATTTACTAATAACCTTGGTAATTATGGTGGGTTTTTGGATGTAAATAGTGTTTATCAAGATTATACTTATGGAACATATGGTTATGATTATCATGAATATGGCTATCGGTGGCTTCATTGGAATGGATCACAGCTATCAATCGTAGTTTATAATTGTAATTGCGTATGTAATTGCTAAGGATAATAGATGTCAACAATTTTAGGAAACGGCTCAGTTACTTTTGGAGATTCCACCACGTTATCCAGTGGTATTATCCCTTGGTCAAGCCTTGGCGGTCACCCAACACTGCTATCTCAATTTACTAATGACTTGGGTAACTATGGTGGGTTTTTGACTTCAGCCAATACTGTGACTGATTCATTCCAAGATCCTAACAATATCATTTGGGGATGGCATAGAACATCAGGTAATTGGAATTTAACATGGAATGGCTCAACAATTGGCTTACAAATCAACAACTGTAATTGCAACTGTAACTGCTAACAACTAGGAAGATAATATGGAATTTCACAAACTAACTACCAATAGAGCATTATCAACAAACTCTATTACAATTAATGGTGATAGCTTAACCATTGAGGTTGTTGACGATACACATGCTCAAGGAATTGGTTCAACCAAAGCGTTAACGACAGTCAGCCTGTCAGATATTATTGCTAAATACTCTCAAGACCACGGTTGTATTGCATTATTTCCTAAAGGAATGAATGGTGGCTCTGACTTTATTATTGCAGAAACGACTCAGCTCTCATTATCTGAAAAGGTAAAGACTGGTGACAGCTATGTAAGCCAAACAACAACACCAGGTAAACAGTTATCAGGTTCTCCGTTTGCTATCATTAGCAGTCGCTTTCAATCATACGCATATGTTTATATCTTAACGCCATCTTTGAATTGTTCAGTAGATGATTTAGTGATTGTGGTACGTAATACAGAGTCATTAAATGTCACTGTTAATGGTTCACAACCTTCATTCAGTGCTGACTTATCTTCTATGAAGATGTTCTTAGATACATGGTTACCTATTTCTATTTCAGGTCCATCATCAATTAAAGCAGGTGAGTCTGCAACATATACAGTCAATGCTAAAGCCAATACCACAGCTTATATCTCTGCAGATATTGGTATGGTTAATCGTTCACGTGTAGCTAATGGTGGTACATTTAAATTAAATACTGATGGCCTAGAACCAGGTGAAACAGTTACAATTAAGGCTGGGTATAAATTCTGGCACGGTGTATCAACTTTGGAAATCAACATTGAATAATATCATTCAGTTATGGCCTACTAATGTCCTTGTAGAAATGCGTCCAGAAGGGATTACGGATGAGTTCTTAAGGGACATGATTGCTATTGGTGACGAATACGAAGCACAGCATCCTGAAGCTCACGTGCCTCACTACATGCGTAAGTCTAAAGAAGTAGCATACAATTTACTTGGTGATGAGAGAGATGCTTGTAAGCTATTCAAGTACATTCTTAAATCACGCATGATCAATATTGCTGCAGCTGAAGGGTTTATTAACCCAGAAAATGTACAGTTTGAAGCAATCACCAGCTTACGTAAGTTTGGTCATATGGAATATGCTAAACCTCATAACCATAGAAGTGTGGATTATGTGGCAGTGTTATGGCTATCTCTTGAAGTAACAGATTTTCCAAATAACAATACGCATCAAAAGCCAGCAGGTAACCGCTTGCATGTGATAGATCCAATTGCTTCACGTAATAGATTGCTAAACCATAATATGTTGTTCCCTGTCAGTCCATTGCCTGGCATGCTAGTAATTCATCCTGCATCAACCTTTCACACAAGTGAAGTTAACTTAGGTAGTGAAGATACAATTGCTTTGGTAACTAATATCAAAGTCGTTGAGTCAGTACGTAACTACTTACCATTATAAGGATTGCTGTGGCTAAATTTAATATTAAATGTGTTAAACCAGTAACCAACGAGCCTGTTGAGTTTTGGTATGACAACATAACATCTCAAGTATTTAATGCTGACGGTACAGAGATTGCAGCTGATATCCCATTGGGTAAAGTTAAGCCTGTATTTGCTGTTGGAAAAGATACACCAGCAGGTAAAAGCCATGACATTAAAAAGCTTAAGATCCAGCTTGGGCTTTCATGTAACTATGAGTGTACATATTGCAATCAACGCTTTGTACCTAAAGCCGATGAAACCAATAAAGATGACATACAGCCTTTCCTAGATCAACTTCCTACATGGTTTAAGCCAACAGATGAAGTCTTAGTTGAGTTTTGGGGCGGTGAGCCATTCGTGTATTGGAAGACTTTCCAGCCACTTGCTGAAGGTATTAAGGCTTTATATCCTAATGCTCAGTTTAAAGTGGTCACTAATGGTACCTTATTAGATACAGAAAAGAATGCATGGCTAGATGATATGGGCTTTAGCGTAGGCTTATCTCATGATGGTCCAGGTTACCATGTTCGTGGATTAGATCCTTTTGATAATCCTGAACAGTTTTCCAATATCATGGACTTGTGGAATCGCTTAGGCTCTAAAGGACGTATGAGCTTTAATGCAATGGTTCATAAAAACAATGCTAGTCGTGCAGCCATTAGCCAATGGTTTAAAGATATGCTGGGGTTTGAAGTACCTATTGGTGAAGGTGGATTTATTGATGCCTATGACGAAGGCGGTGCTAGTGTTTGTATGACTGATACAGCAGATCATATCAAGTATCGTACTAATAGCTTTGCTGAATTGCGTTCAGGTCAAGGGGTTAATATTGATGCATCACAACGCAAGATTAAAGGATTTATTAAATCACTACAAACTAAACGTCCTGCTGCTAATTTAGGACAAAAGTGTGGTATGGATAATCCTGATAATATTGCTGTGGACTTAAAAGGCAATGTATTGACCTGTCAAAATGTAAGCGCTGTAGCAACAAGTTTTAATGGTGAAAGCCATTTGATTGGCAATGTAGCAGATTTTGACAACATTAAACTTAATACAAGTACTCACTGGAGCAAGCGAGAAGAGTGTCCTAACTGCCCAGTGTTGCAAATCTGTCATGGTTCATGTATGTTCTTGCATGGTGATATGTGGAAACTAGCTTGTGCTAATTCATATAGCGATAATATCCCTTACTTTATGGCAGCATGGGAGATAATGACAGGAACTATTCCAGTATATATTGATGGTCCACAAGCTGATGATAGAAAAGATATCATTGGAGCTGTTAACGGTGTACCTGAACCTAAGAAAATTATTCCTATACAGGCGATTTAAATGGTTAATTCTAGAAGCTTATCTGATTTAAACCCTAAAGTTGCAGCCCTTTGCAGTGAGTTTATTAACCGCTGTAAAGTGCAAGGCATTGATATTATTATTACTTCCACCTATCGTGATACAGAATCTCAAAATGCTTTATACGCACAAGGCCGTACTGCACCAGGCAAGAAGGTTACTAACGCTAAGGCAGGTCAGTCATTCCATAATTGGAAAGTAGCTTTTGATTTTGTGCCTGTTGTTAATGGTAAGCCTGTATGGGATAACGATGAACTTATTACTAAGTGTGGTGAGATTGGAGAAAGTATAGGACTTGAATGGGCTGGACGTTGGAAAACATTCAAAGAAAAGCTGCACTTACAGTATACTAACGGCTTAACATTAGCGGATTTTCAAGCAGGTAAAACTCTATGACTATACCTAAATTCTTGCATGATATCTTGACGGAGCCGAACAATGAGACTTATTGCATTATTAAAACGCTTGCTGCAGTCGGAACATTTGCGTTCATCGTTCTTGGTATTACTCATATCGTACTCAATCATACTTTTGATTTTATGGGTTTCGGAACGGGCTTAGGTGCTATTATGGGTTCTGCAGGCGTAGGCGCTGGATTTAAAAAGGATACACCAATTGCCGATAGTAATTGAATTTATTAAGACGTATTGGAAACCGTTTGCAATTGCTGGGATTGCTGCGTTCTTATTTTTGTTCGGCTATTACAAAGGCTATGAACATGAGAAGTCTGCGTTGGTAGCAATAGAGGAAAGATATAAAGCTGCACAAGCTGTTGCAGAAGCGCATAATGCAGAAGTAGTTAAACAACAACAAATTGTGACAGATAAGGTAACCAAGGAGTACACAAATGCGATTGATAAGCTTAATCAGTTTTACCATGATCATCCTATTAAGTGGGTGCAGCCCAACAATAGCGCCAGTTGTAAAGTGTCCAGCGTATCCAACACCACCAGCCAATCTAATGGAACAACCAAAAGCGATCAATCTAGTGCCGAAGGAGTTACGCCCGTAGATTGTGCTGATACAACCATG